GTCACTTTTGGCGAAGTTAAAAGTGTTAAGAACCCGAACACTGGGTCGACACAACAAAAATTTGTGCCAACATTAAATCTTTGGTATGCAGCTAAAACTCGTACACTAAGCCAGCAGTATCAGTTGCAAGGCACTTCATTAGAGAATACAAATGTCATCATCGTTCGACATCATGCAGCATTAGAGGGCTTTAAAGTGGCTCAAATAAATGAAGCGATGTTTGATATTGTTCAAATTTCGCCTGATGAAAGCAACAACTATATTACGTATGACTTCGTGACTTTGAAACGGAGGACGTAATATGGCAGAGCAAACATTGGAACAAATATTGAATCAAATAGTAGATGACGCAGAAGCAATCACAACTAAGATGTCCGTTGAAGATAAAGCAAAAATCACGAAAGCAGGTGCAAATGTATTTGCTAAGGAACTTGAACAAGTCGTGAAAGATAAGCATTATCGGCATCGTAAAACTGGTGATGATCCACATTTAGCTGATTCAATAATTGTGCAAAACAAAAACATTGATGGCATTAAAAACGGATCATCAGTCGTAGGTTGGAATTACTCAAAATCTCGTGTTGGTCATTTAATTGAGAATGGTACGAAGTTCCCGATGTATACCAAAGCCGGACATAAATATAAGCATGGTGGACAAGTAGCTGTGCATGCTGACCACTTTTTGCGTGATTTACGCAGCGATCAAACTATTCAAGAAAAAATGTTGAAAGCAGAAGCAGCAGCTTACAAGAAAATTATTGATAAGAGGTACAAGTGATGCGTCCAGTAGATGAAGTAGCTAAAATCATCACTGAAACGTTTGTTGATTGGCAAGTGTACAGCGATGCGATACCAGAAGAAGTAATCGATGACCGACACGTTACGCAGGTACTGTTAAAAGAAGCAGAATCGGACGTATCAGGATATGGCGGTAACACATTTAATATGATGAATTTGGGCGTTGATATTCAAATATTTTACAGCCTAGATTATGACAAAAATATGCTATTGTCAGAAGTCATTTTGATGAAACAACTTGAAGATAACCGTTGGCGTGTCGTTGATAGTCAAGCACATTATTTGGACATGTCACAAACCGACAATCAGCAAACAATCAAAAATATAACAGTAAATAAAACAGTATTAGTTGACGAGATTGGATAACCAGTCTCGTTTTTATTTTGAAAGGAAAATATAAATTATGGCAAACGTAGGATTAAAGCACACTTATTTAGCAGTATTGGACAAGGACGGCAAGATTTTAAAGGGTGAAACTGGTCTATCAGCAGATGGACTTTATACATCAAATGCTAAGGACTTGGGTACGGCATCAGCTAACATTTCTAACATCGCAACAGCAGGTACAGCTGTTTACGGAGACAACGGACAAGTTGATACGACTAAGTCAAAGTCATTCCCATCAGTTGCTGGTGTATGGAACAACTTACCTTGGGACATTAAGACAAAGATTTTAGGTCGTGAATCAGACGGCAAGGGTGGTTATGTACAATCAATGGATTTGCCACGTGTTGCTTTGATTGTTGAATCAGAGACATTAGATCGTCAAAACTCATTCTTCTATGCGTTCTCAAATGGTCAAATGATTGAATCAGCTTTGAACTTGCAAACTGACCAAAACACTGAACAACGTGTTACTGATGCTTTGACTTATCAATCATTTGGTGATGACCGTTGGGACGGACAAGGTATCAAGATTTTCTATTCAGGTGATGATGCCTTTAAGAAGGAAGACATGTTGAAGGAAGTTATGGGTGGATATGTAGCTACTACCGCTCCTGAAGCTGGTTAATAAAAAAATATAACTTGACAGCGCAAGGATAAAAGCTCAAATGGGGTGAAAAGCCCAATAAATCAAGGGGATAAACTATGAATATTAAAATTGCACAATTACAAGCGAAGCCTTTTACAGTAAAAGGCTCATTAAAAAATTTGAAGAAGACCTATACTGTGTTGCTAGATATGGCAAAACTTGAAGAGGCTTCAGAACAACAGTCAGGTGTTGAGGGACTGGAAGCTATCTTAAAGTTTGAAAATAAATTAACTGAATATTTGACTGATATTTTGAAGCTATCAGTGAAGCAACAAAATTCAATCGAAGAACTAGAACAAAACGAAGTCGTTGAAGTTGTTCAATATGTGGCAATGCGACTAATGGGCATGTCAGATGAAGATATTACAGAATCAATTACTAACAGTGCTGACGATGCGGGTTTAGCAATCCCAGAAGCAGAATAATTGAATATGATAATCGGTTGATTGACATGCGCTTGTTTGAAAAAGATGCGATGCAACAAATGCATTGGACGCTTGATGATGTTGACGAACAAGATTATCAAGAATTAATGAGCGTGTTAAATGCTGATGAAAATGAAAAGTCAGTTGATCCAGCTGAATTTGCTAAACAATTTATGTAGGAAGGAGGTATTAAATGGCAAAAGAAAAAGTTTCCGAGTTACAAGCAACAGAGCTAACTGTTGGGACACAGCACGCGGTTGAATCGATTAACAAATTGAAGTCAGCTGTTAAAGATAGTACGAACGAGTGGAAAGTTATGGAGTCCCAGATGAAACAGTCTGGAGACGCTGTCGGCGCTTCTGAAGCTAAGTACAAAGGACTTACGCAATCAGTTTCTAATCAAGAAAACGTGCTTCAGAAGTTACGAAAAGAGCAATCAGAAGTAAATCGCAGTACGGAAGCTGGTGAACAAACTTATCAGAAGTACGCTACGCAAATAACGACTGCTGAACGTCAATTGGCATCAATGACGAGGCAAC